TAAAAATTCTACTTTAAGAATAGAAACACAACAAAAAATATTACAAATTTTAATTGATAATAAAGATTATCTAGAATTACCATTTTTAACTAAACAAACTCATCAACAAAATTTGCCATTGTTTTTAGCATTAATTATTCCTAAAGATATTTTAGATGAAATGATCTCTTGGGATGATGTTACCAAATATTTAAAGGAAAATACTAAAAATCATAAAGATGAATTAAATTATGATGAAGGTAATTTAAATTTAACTGATGAAGATATTCATTGGTGTGCGTGTGGTCATTGGGATATGGCAGAACATGCATATACTCTTTGGACCAAAGATGGAGAATATGCTATTGAAATTGGTAGTAGTTGTGTTTTAAAAACGCATATTTTAACAAAAGAACAAATTAATGAACATAAAGCAATCAAAAAACGAAAAATTAAAGAAAGAGAAAAAAGGATTCGAGAAGAACAACAAAGAATTAAAGAAGAACAAGAAGCAGAAGAAAGACGGATTCAAGAAGAACAAAAAGCAGAAGAAAGAAGGATTCAAGAAGAACACCAAAGGATTCAAGAAGAACAAAAAGCAGAAGAAAGAAGGATTCAAGAAGAACAAGAAGCAGAAGAAAGAAGGATTCAAGAAGAGCAAATGCAACTGGCTATTAATAAATTACAAATAGATGCATTAACTGATGAATCATTAAGAGTATATTTAGATATTTCATATTATGAAAGATCTAAATATGATAGATCTAAAATTGAGTTTGATAAAGAAAAAAAAATGTGGTATTCTATAGAAGAAATAATCATTTTATATCCAATATTAAATAATTTAAAAATGCAGGAAGGATGGTATAAAATAATTCCATTTAATCTACAAGATAAAGACCAACTTAAACAATTAGGTGCCAAATATGATGCCGCTACAAAAAGTTGGTATTCTAAAAAATTATTAAAGGGATTTGAGAAATATTTAGTTTTATAAGTAATTGTAGAAGATAATACAATTATTTATGTTGATATTATATAATGTATAAATACTTTGGCTTAGTATTCTTAATAATATTAATAATAAGCATCATTTTTTTCCCAAAAATGAAGCAAGGGTTTCAAAGTATTAGTAATTTAGGAAATCTTAATATGGGTGCAGCATTTCCTGAATGTCAAAATGTTCCATTACTTTATAAAGAATATCCAGTCATTCATAAAAATATGGTCAGTGATAAAAATTATAATGATATTTGGTGGGAATATCCTATTTTTACTGAAGGATCTTATGCACAAATTACTAATAATATTCGTTATCCTAATAATCCTGATAATGGTACTGCTATTGGTGCTGAATTTTCAAATGCTTTTTATAAGAATAAAAAGAATAAATCGAATTATTCTAAGCCTTTGGGTCCTGTTCCTGTTGGTCCTCGAGGATCTATGCGGGTTGGGTATTACCGGACTAAAGATAATTTGATTATGGGATCAAGTCCTGGGAAAATGTTGGAATTACCTGCTTTTTAAACTATTGTAAATTGAAGGAGAGCACAACCATTTCCTCCGGAACCACCACCATATCCTCCTCCTCCATACCTAGTAATGCTGTTTTGTACTCCTCCATGATATTGTGCAATATTTGAACTGCTTTGTATACCACCAGCACCACCAACTGATGGTAAAGATGTTGGCAATAAATTTGGAAAATTAAATGCTACTCCACCACCACCACCTTTGGTTCCTATATTTCCATTAGCACCACCTCCGCCACCAAAAGTAGGATTTATACTTATACCACTAGTTGCAGCACCACTATTAGTTTCTCCATGTCCAGCATCTTCTAGAGTTCCTCCTCCATTTCCTCCAGTATTATTTGTTCCTCCATATCCTCCCAATGCTGTAAATGTAGTTACATTAGTAATAATAGTTGTGGAATCAGCTTGATGAGTATTTACTGCACCACCTGCACCAATTATTACTGAAATCTGGGTATTAGTAATATATGAAGTATTTAAAATATACGATTCTCCGCCGCCACCACCAGACCAATTATTATTTGAAGATCCCCCGCCACCTGCTCCAATTATATATCCAGTAATATTACTAATTGGGGATATATTAATAGTGAAAATAGTTGTTCCGACTGTTGAAAATTGTAAAGAATATATACCTGAATTATTAATAATTTGTGGTGCTGGACCAGATATAACAGTTATAAGATTAAATGGTTCAAATAATTGTGTTAAATTATAATAAGTATTAGTAATATTTACAGTATATATTGTATTATAGGATTGATCTTTAATTGGACCAGTATATCCTTGGAATAAGTTTCCTATATCTTGACCTCCAATAGATTTCATGTGTGTTGTATATGAAGAACTACCTGGTTGAAATAACTCCCCTAAATCATATATTTGTCCATCTTTTTTTGTTTTAAACCCTGTAACTATTGACATATTACTTAAACAGAAATAAATTTGCCGGTTGCTTTGTCAAATTTTACATTAACTTTATCTATTTTATCTACTTTATCTGCCTCTTTTTCTAAAGGTTTATCTTTTTTAACTCTTTTTTGAGGACCTCTATTAATCCATTCTCCTGTCTCTCTTTCTTTCAAAACAATATTCCATAATCTTTCTAAAGCTCCAATATTTTCTTTGAACCATACTTGATTCCTCAATACTAACACACAACTATATTCTTCTAATTTCCAGAATATATTTTTGATCCAACATCTTCCACATTTTTGTTGTTCTTCTATTTTTTCATTAAGCCATACATCTTCAAAATATTGGTGAATCATTCTTAATGGTTTATACACATAAAATGGATTACCATCCATGGATGCAAAATATATAATAATCCCTTGACTAATTTCTTCTGGGTCTTCTTGATTTTCTTTGGTTTTTTTTTGTTGTTCTAAATACTCTTCTTCTTCTATTTCTTTAAATCTTGTTTCTAAAAAGTCGCATTCATCCAAGTCACATGTTTCCATTTGCAATTGCATCTGGATCCAATATTCTTTTTTTGGAATACCATCTATCTCCCGATTGACGATATTTTTGATTTCTAACATACGTCCATACCTTCCGTTACCTTTATCGTTATCACTTAAAACATCATTAATACCATCAGGGCTAGCACCTAAAAAAGAATATGTTCTGTGTTTAATACATCCATAATCACCTACTTTAGTATCATACATGTCTTCATATAGAAGCACAGAAACCGGTTCATATTTTTGCCCCCAATGCATAGGAGAATGTATGTTGACATTATTTGGTTTTGATAGAACTGTTATTATTTTTACATCATCACTTAATACTTCTTCTGTATGTTCTTCAATTTTAATGGCACTGCATTTCTCATATATAAGTTGATTTTGAACACTTTGACTTTGATCCATTGCTTTATATGCATTGCTTGCTGTAATTAAATTATATCTAAATGCATACCATTCTTTTGTACGTTGTGCTGGTTGAGGTGCTTCTTTAAGTTCTTTTAATTTATTAGTTAAGCAAATGCGGTCGCATTCTTCTAAAAAGTGGATTGGATATGTTGTTGGATAACTACGTGGTGGCATAAAATAAATATAAAAGAGAGAAAGTGCATATCCAATAATCTCTTCAAGTTCTGTATCAAATATTTCTTTATCTGGTAAAGGCCAAAAGAATGTATTATATTGATTTTCAATTAGATCTTTCAATTCATCAATCATTGCCTCTTCAAAATCAGGTTCTGCCATTTCTGTCGGGTTTTCTAAAATATAATCATGCATTAATTGCAAACATGATTCTATTTGTTCTTCGGCATCTTGTTCAGTATTAAAAAAAAAGATTTATTATTTGGGTTTTCTGGATCATCATATTCTAGTTCATCTAATTCACTTGACCAATTCTCATCTAAATTTTCAAGAGTTGGAAAATTATGTATTCTATCATATAATTTATTAAATTCTATTAATATATCCATAATCAATTCTGCTATCCATTCATCTACTTCTTCCATATCAATATCGATAAATATATGTGTTAAATCTGCTACGTCATCAAATGCTAGGTCCATTATATAAATATAATATACTATTTAAGATTTAAGTCTATTTCTCAATATCTATATCATCTTGCTCCTCATCATCATCTACATCTATTGTTATTTTGGTATTTTTAATTGTACCAGACATCTTCTTTGGTGGCAAACTTTTCAATGTTGATACTCTCTTATCTAAATTCTTTAAAGTAAAATGTTTTGTTTGTTTTGTATATTGCAATGCTGGAATGCTTTTAATTAGACCCAATGTCTTATCATAATCTACATCTTTAATTCGCTGCAACTTTTTGCGATCTAAACTCTCTTTTAAAAATGAAATTAATGATTGTTTTTCTTGTAAAGAGAGAACATTTTCTTCGGCAAATATTTCGGCATATTGTAGAATCTTTTTTGTTTTAATTGTTTTATCCAATTTGCTCCACGGTTGGTCATTCAAACTATTATTATTGATCTTATCATTCTCTAGAAATTGTTCCAAATGACTTAATTTATCTGTTGTGATTGTTTCTTTTGGAATATTGCCACTTAAAAGCATTGTCTTGTATTTGATATTTTTGAGTTCAATGCATTCTTCATGTTTTATTGGAGTTTCGTCTTTATTGTCCATTATAATATAATATATTAATTTGTATCTAACCCATTTAAACACTTTAATATATTATATGGTTTAGTTGGTTTATTGAACTAAGAAGAAGAATAATGAGATGCATTTTTACCAAATATCCAATGATGTCCATTTGTATGAACTTTTGTTAAAATACGACTTCTTAGACCAGGGGCAGAAATAATGGCATCTTTAGCAGCATCTGCAATTGTTGAAAATGCAGTTTGTTTACCTGTACTACAACAAACTTTAATAACTGGTTGATCATCATATTGTTGCTCTTTCGAAACACCTGTTGGTCTCCAACGAAACCCTTTACAAACACGTTTTGTTCTATTTGCAATTCCTATTGCAGTACCTGTACATCCAACACTTTTTCCTGCTTCTTCTAAACTGTTAAATGTAGCAATAACTTCACCAGTTAAATTATTTATTTGATCAATTTGTATTTTAGCTTTATGAACAGTTGGTTCAGTAGGATCAATATGAAATTCAGTATTTAGTTTTATTCCATCTAACATATCAGAAAAAACATCTAAATCTTTAGAATTTTCTATTAACATTTTTTCTATTTTTACTGTAATATCTAATACTTTTTTAATATCTTCATAAGAACCTTCATACATATTTAATCCAATAGTACTCATAATTTGTTTTAATATAAATGTCATAATTTTTCTGAAAAAGAATATAATACTTTAACTTTATATTTTATTGATCCATTTGTATTGATTTGTGTTAAATTTGTAATTAATAAATCTACATCTTTTTGTCTAACAATAGAACATTTATATTGCATATCACTGCATTCAAATGCATATAAATAATAACTATATTTACAAATAGTAAGATTACCGTGCGGTTTTTTACTATCTAATGCATCTGGTTTAAACTTTTGTAATTCATTAGACATTTTTTCTAATTTATCATCTTTGTCTTTATTTTCTTGTAGTAATACTCGTAGTTGCTCTTCTAATTGCTCATTTTTCCAACTAATAAATTATAATTTTCAATATTGTATTCATTTTCTACAATAATTTGTTTTATATATTCATCTATTTTTTCAATGGAAAACTTATCATTATCAATTGCTAATATCTCTCTATAATTTTCATCTTTATAATTTGGATTTTCTACAGTAAGCAGTCTTAATCGTTTTTTCAAAATAGGATGTTTTTTAATTGCATTTTCTATTTGTATTTTATTCTTTACTTTAAATGCTGCTATTAATCTAAAATTTAGGAAATTCTTTTTATGACATTTTATTCTCTCTGCTAAATTATTACTTTGACCAAATTTGATTACATTTGCTTTCTCATTGCCTCCTGTTATATTATCTATTTTGCCATAATATATGCATTCAGTATTAATTGGAAATTGTAAAATTAATGTTTGTTCCAAGAGAAGATCTTTTTCTTGTTCATGATTATTGATTTTATTTTGAGATTGCTCTAGTTGTAATTTAAGTTCTGAACTTTCTTCTTGTATAGTATCTTGTAATATCTCCTCCATTTTTATAAAATATTCATGAATTTCATCTGC